TAGCCAAAGGTTGAGTAACTTTATCAAACGTTGCTCTTTTACCCGCCTGTTCAATATCTAATCTATCTTTTATTCCAGGTAAAGCCTTTTTTAATAAACCCGATTCATTTAAGAATTTACCAGCTGCTGCACCTAATGCAGCCAATGCTCCTGCAAATCCTACTTTACCAATTTTACCAAATACATCTAATAATTCTTTACCCATTGGGACCATACTTCCTAATTGCCCCTTTATTTCATCAAAACCGGATTTTAAATCACCCGCTTTTTTATTTAAACCTTCTAATTTTTTTCCAAATTCATCTGCATATCCGGCCATGCCTTGAATTTCTTCTTTTACTTTGGCACCCTTTTTAGTTGTAAATTTCAATTCCTTCGTAACATCATTAAAAGCTTCTCTCTGTTTTTTAATAATTTCAATTGCTTGCTCTTCTGATATATTTTTTTCTGCTACTTCTTTTTGTACATTCGCTACTGATGTTGCGTATTCATTATACGCTGCTTTATATTTTTGAATTTCTTTTAATTCATCTTCATGTAATTTTTTACCATCACCTATTGCCTGATTTACATTTTTCAAAGAAACTTCTAAACTTGCAAATCCTGTATTAATTTCTTTTTGTGTTTTACTGGTTCCTTTAAAAGCTTGATTCATTTTGGTCAATCCTTTCACTATTGCGGATTGGTCATTGACCATATTTTTAGTTTCTTTTCTTAACTCTTGAATTGCTTTTCTTTGTTTTTCAACTTCTTTGGTAGCGTTTTTGGTTTCTTTAGAATTTTGCTCAAGTCCTTTGTTTAAAGATTCTATTCCTTTTAATGTCTGTTCATAACCCTTTATCATTTTTTGTCTAGCTTCAAATGCCTTTTTTTCAGCATTTGACATTATTTCATAATACTTTTGCATCTCCTTCACATATTCACGTGCCGCATCATATTCAGATTTATGTGTAGCTTCAGTCTGTTTCAATAAAGATAGATTATCCAACATTAACTGTTTGGACTTCTGTAATGCTTGTAATTTTTTTTCTTCTTGTGATGGCATTATTTACGAAAAATTATATTTTTTTAGTAATTTTTCTTTTTATGGATTCCTCCATATATCGACTGAGTGCTTTATATATTTGTGTATCTTTTATATCAGTTGATTTTATATTATTTCCTAATCTAGAACCAAAATCTTTGTTAAACTTATCCAATCTATTATTAAAATCACCAAATACAGCTGCTAGTTCATCATCGTGTTTTTTTAATACATCTAAAAAACTACGTTCTTTTTCCTGTGCTTTTGCACCCAAAAACCCGTTAATTAATTTTCTAACAAAAGATACTTCGTATAAAAATTGTTTTTTTGTAGGCACACTCATATTGTTTACTATAAATATAACTTATAATATAAAATGGATAATTATCTCCTTCTTGTTCTTGATGAAGATGTTGTGGCTTTTGATTTAGAAAGAATCTTATCGTTTGTTTCTTTTTCTTTTTCTTTTGTTTCTATTAATTTATTCCAATAGAACTCTCTCAAACGTATGTGCATAAAATATATATCATGCCAATTAAAACTACCATTAGAGTAGTATAGCATTTGAAATATCTTATCGTGAAGAATTATGGAATAATTATTCGGTAGGGTAAAAAAAGTCACTCCCAAAAGGTATAGGGAGCGCCTCCGTATCGCCGGTATAAGGTGAGGTATATTCGAATTTGAAATCTAAATCCGGTGTTATCGAAGCTATATATTTTCTTAACTCTTTTGAATCTTTTGCTTGTAATCTATTTGATACAAAATTACTAATATATCCTACATCCCTATTACCATCAACCTCTATAATTACTCTTCTGTATCTTGCTGTAATTTCGTTACTTTGTTTTGTAAGTTTTTCCGATGCCTCAACATCTTTATTAATTATATTTTCATCACCATGCGTTAGTAATCTAAATTTAATAGAAACTTTACTATTAGGTAATGTAAAACTAAATTCATTTTTTCTATTTAAAAGATTATAATCAATTTCTTTAATTTTGATTTGGGAAAGGTCTACTGTCCAATCTACTTCATCGTTGTATTCTTTATCAGTAACTTTGATTTTATATTCTGGACCGTATGCCAACATTCTAGACGCAATAAGAACTGCGTTTTTATCACCCAATAAAAGTTCATCTACTTTAACTCCTGGCTCCACTAAAATAGATTCTAATAATTTTTCAATTACTAAATTTTTTTTAATTAGATTAGGTGAAGTTAAAATATCTTCTTCCTTTGCTGTTAAAAGTTTAATAGTTACCTCTCCTTTTGCTAATGGTGAGTTTTCAGTATAACACAATCCTTTGGATGGTAAACTAATAATTTCCGTTGGGAAATCATATGTTTTTGTTTGTGGTTGAATTGATTGAGCCAATCCTCTTGTAACCTGTTGTTCAATGTTTTGTTCCATATAAATTTATAACTTTGTTTATTATATATATTACATTTTAAAAAAAATAAAGGGGAAACATTACTGCTTCCCCTTTGTGTATATCTATGTAATATAGATTAGTATTCTAAGATAGCGTAATCGTATGCCAAAGTTAATTCAATCGATACCGGGTCATTTGATGCCCAATCTAATTCACCAAAGTTTGCTGAAGTGATAAATGCACCCTTTAGAGTCCATTGTTCTATCTTATCACCTACTGGTCCTAATAAATAGAAAGTGATATCTTTTTTGTAAAATGCTGCGTATCCATCTCTACCTGTCAATGATTCATGAGATGTTCTAATCCACTCCATTACTTGCTGTGCACCTGATGGTACAATTGGGTCATAAAGAGTTATATTAACATCATCCCAAGTTGATTTACCTTTTATTTTTCTTTTTACGTTGATATGGTCTAATTCAACTACTTCAGATGTGAAAGTTGGTCTACTTGCAGTCTTAATGATGTATGATTCTATACCATTAATTTCCATAATAAATCTGTTACCAAGCTTTGGTTCAAAATTTCTATAGAACATTTTGTCAAATTCTAAAATTTCTGGCATTTTGTTTTATTTTTATGTTATTTTATATAAATATTTGTTTTTTAAATTATCCACCAAAACTTGCACCAGTTGGAAGAATGTTGAAATCAATTTGAATGAATTCAGCTGTCTTTGTTGGTTGTAAAAAGATAGCACCTTTCAAAATGTTTCTATCAATTACATCTGGTGTATTATTACTTTCATCCATAACTACTCTGAAAGCGTATAAACCTTGTCTTTGTTGAATTGATTCCAAATAAGGATTAACGATATTTAAGAATCTGTTACGAGTTTCAGCTGAGTTTTGTTCAAATACTAAGAATTTAGAAGAAGATGCTATAAACTTTCTAACAGTTAATAATAATCTTCTTACATTAATTCTATCCAATGCTGAAGGCTTATCTTGTAAGGTTTTTTGTCCAAATACTACTATTCCTTGTCCTGGGAATTGTGCTATTGGATTTACTTTTGCTTCATATAAAGTATCTCTTTCAGATTGAGTTAATCTATCTAATACTGATACTGCGCCTACTAAACCACCTCTATTTAAACCTGCTGGTGCGAACCATTCTGCTGCTACTCTATCGTTTGCTGCAAATACACCTGGTAACAAAACTGATGGTGGAATTGTAATTAATTTATTTGTGTTTACATCGATTGTTTTAACATAAGGATAGTAAAATGCTGCCATATTTGAATCTACTGCTTCCGATTGTAATACTGTAGCCGCTAATGATGTTTCAGCATTTCCTGCTTCTGCTATATAAAATGCATCTGACCTTTGTTCTACCATATCCAATATGGAAGTAAATACCGAAGAATGGTCTGCTCTATTAACATGAGGTGCTACAACCATATTGATATCATACTCATCTGTGTTAGATAATGCTGCTATATGTTTACCATAAGCTGATATACCTGCAGTTGTTTGTGGTTGAATATCTGATGCATTTGTGTTTGGTGCATATCCGTCAAAACCCTCCTGAAATGCTACAACGAATTGTCTTTTTGCAACCTCAGATGCAGCACTACCTGTTAGATTTAATCCACAAACCGAATCTAAAGAGAATACAGAGTTAGCACCATTTCCTGCACTAACTGGTACTGGCTTCATATAGATTTTATTATCAGCATTGTTATCTAAATCAATACCACTCATTTTTGTAGAATCTGATACTGAAGATGTTGAGAATGTTACTCTCGGTATAGTGCTACCGTGGTCTCCTGCGTTTACAAATAATTGATATGCTGCGTGACCAGCTGGTATAGCCTGTACCGGTGCATTTTCGTTTACATCACTACATCTTATATATTTTGATATATTTACCCAATCACCTGTTTCAGTTACTTTACCTGTGGAAGCGATTGTTCTTTTTCTATCACCAATCACTCTACATACATAATTTGGAGAATTTGGGTCTAAGTTTACATTAGAAAAAGTTTCTAATATATTCTTTTTCTTATCCGTATCACCAAACGCTCTTACTACAACAGTAAATGTACCATAATCAGTTCCAGCTGTTGAACCTGCTGGCTTAACATTTGTAATAGCTACTTTTACCTTTGTATTTGCTGCGTTACCTGCTGTGATTGTTTCAAATTTTAGAAGATTACTTCTTTCACCAGAAATTAATTGAGATACAATGTAAGGTGTTAATGCTTCACATGCTGTACCATTTCCATTAGAACCACTAAATTTTTGATTACCTAATACTACTAAACTTGCACTTATGTGTGAACCAAATGAAGATGTAAATGAACCAGTACCAATTCCATTAGGACCTGATATTGTTAAAGAACCTGTATTTGCTATAAATCCATTTTCTTTAAAAAATGCGTATGCATATGCTGATTTAGCACCGTATGGTGAAGTACCAAACACTGCTTCAATATCATTTACATCTGATAAATCAAGTGAAGCACTTATTCCAAATCCAGTACCGGTGATTTTAAATACATGACCGTCTGCAGCGGTATCTACTATGGCAGCATCACTAAAACCTAAAGCACTACCTGTTGTATTAAATAAAACTCCTAGGGAGCCGGAACGAATATGCCCTGCTGCAGAGCCACTTGATGCTACTAATAGTAAAGGTGATTTTTCTGTATATCCTTGTGCACCTGCTACTCTACAAATAGTTGCAGTTCCTGCTTCTCTTAAATAATTTTGCACTGCTAAAGGAGTGAAAAAGGTGTCATCTACTTTACCAAACAATTCTTCAAATTCAGCCTGTGAATTAACAATTGTAGGTACTAATGGTCCCTCTTTGAAAGGTCCTATAAATGCTGCACCTATATCAGCAATACCTTGTTGTAAAAATGATAAATCGTTTTCTTTTGTGAAAACACCTGGTGATACTAATTTTTCTGCCATTTTATATAGTTAATTTTAAAAATTTGTAATTCTCAATATAAATATAATTTTTTATTTCAAAACGATAATTAAGGTCTATATGTTGGTTGAAAATGGTCGTAAACTTGGTCAACTTCCGTTGAAGTCAAAACTCTATTATAAAATAATACAGGACCTAATTGGCATTTTGCATAATTGTCTGCTCTACCTAAT